CGAGAACAACACCGTCAACGGGGATGCTCTCGCCGGGGCGGACGAGGAAGACATCGCCCTTCTGCACCTCGTCGATCGGAACAGTCTGCTCCCTGCCGCCGCGCTCGACGCAGGCGGTCTGCGGCGCAAGGCGCATCAGGGACTTGAGCGCGTCTGTCGTTTTGCCCTTTGAGTGCGCCTCCAGCATCTTGCCGACCGTGATGAGCGTGACGATCATCGCGGCGGATTCAAAATACAGATTGTGCATCAAGGCATGGGCGCGCTCGCCTTCACCGTTTTGTACAGCTGCGGTCATCGCAAAGAGCGTGAATGTGCTGTAGAGAAACGAGACGCCGGAGCCGAGGGCGACAAGTGTGTCCATGTTCGGCGCGCGGTGGATGAGACCGCGAAATCCGCTTGTAAAGAATTTCTGGTTGATAAGCATGACGACCGCGGCGAGCAGCAGTTCCGCAAGGCCGATCGCAACGTGATTCCCCTCGAAAAAGGCCGGAAGGGGAAAGCCCCACATCGTGTGCCCCATCGAGACATACATCAGAACGAGCAGAAAACCAAGCGAGCTCAGAAGCCTTCGCTTCAATACCGGCGTCTCCCGATCGCGCAGCGATTCTTCCTCGGCGGCGGGGGAGGAGGCCTTTTCCGCCCCCTTGCGCGAGGCACCGTAGCCCGCGGCCTCGACGGCGGCGATGATCGCCTCGGGGGAGGCGCTGCCCTCGACGCCCATGGAGTTGGTCAGCAGACTTACCGAGCAGGCGCTGACGCCTTCCACGGCCGAGACGGCCTTTTCCACACGCGCGCTGCAGGCTGCGCAGCTCATGCCTGTTACGTTATATTGTTCCATTTTGCGCTTCCTTTTATTTCATCAGCTTTTGCATCGTCGCGACAAGCTCGTCGACGACCTCGTCCTTGCCCGCCAGCAGATCACGTTTGACACAGCCGCGGATATGACAGGCAAGGAGCTCTTTGTTGAATGCGTTGATCGCCGCGTTGACTGCAGCGGACTGGACAAGGACGTCGTTGCAGTAGGCGTCGTCCTCGATCATGGCCTCGATCCCGCGGACCTGGCCCTCGATGCGGCGCAGCCGGTTGAGCAGCTTTTTTTTCAGTTCTTCGTCACGCACGGTCGATTTCGCGCAGGCGGGACAGCTTGCAGTTGTTGCCATTGTTTCACCTCCGATACCCCCAAGGGGTATCCTCACTATATACCCCCAAGGGGTATTTGTCAAGCAAGAAAAACAGCCCTGCCTGGCGGGGCTGTTGCTTTCGGATTTAATCCGCCGCGTCCACGTCGGGAACGATGTGGATCGTATAGTCGGGAAAGGCGCTCTGCACCTCGCTGTACAGCGTGGCGAGCCCCTCCTCGGGGGTGATGTCAAAGCTCATGACGACGTCAAAGCGCAGCGTCTTTGCCGCGGTGTCTGCGTGGAAGCCGTGGAGCTGCAGCGCCCAATCGTGCGACAGGACGAGGTTCATCACGCGGTTGCGGATGGCGGCGGCCTCGTCGTCCTTGGTGTTGTAGGCATACACGCCCACGCCCGTGACGATCACGCCGGTCGCCTTATAGACGCGCGCCTGGATGCGGCGCGTGAGGACGTCGACCTGATCGACGGTCATGACGTCGGGCAGCTCGATGTGCAGCGAGCAGGTGTTCTTGTTCGGACCGTAATTGTTCACGATGATGTCGTAAACGCCGCGTACCTCGTCCTCCTCAAGAACGCTTGAGCGGATCTTGCCGGTCAGCTCGGCGTCGGCGCGTTTGCCGAGAATGTCGTCGAGCGTCTCGGTGATCATCTCGATGCCGGACTTGATGATAAAGCAGGAGATCACCACGCCGACCCAGGCCTCAAGTGAAACGCCGAAGAGGAGAAAAATGATCGCCGAGAGCAGCACCGAGGCGGAGAGCACGGCGTCAAAGCTGGCGTCGGCGCCGGAGGCCTCGAGCGCGGCGGAGTTCGCCTTTTTGCCCTGCGCCTTGACATAGCGGCCGAGCAGCAGCTTCACGACCACGGCTACGGCGATGATGACGAGCGAGACAATAGAATAATCCGCCGTTTCGGGGTGGATGATCTTCTTGACCGACTCGACAAGCGAGGTCGCGCCGGCGTACAGCACGATCGCGGCGACGACTAGCGCGGTGAGGTATTCGATCCGGCCGTAGCCGAGCGGGTGCTTTTTGTCGGGCAGCTTGGCCGAGAGCTTGGTGCCGATGATCGTGATCAGCGACGAGAGCGCGTCGGAGAGGTTGTTCACCGCGTCGAGCACAACGGCGATCGAATGGGAAAGCAAACCGATCGCGGCCTTGAACGCGGCGAGAAAGACGTTCGTGATGATGCCGATAATGCTGGTGCGTACGATCAGCCGGTCGCGGTCGGCCACCACGGCGGTGATTTCTTCATTTTCCATCTGTTGTACATTTTCCACGGTTTTTGCTCCTTTCGGAAAAAGGGGAGAAATTAGAACTCGGTCCCCTCCAGCTTCTTGCAGGCGGTCAGCTTGTCATAGGTCGGCAGCATGGGCATGGCGGCCATCACGCCGCCCTCAAGCTTGAACACGCCGCCGAGGATGCCGAGCTTGGGGTCAAGGCGACCCTGGCAGACGGAGACATAGCTCTTGTAATCGCCGAAGCAGCGGAAGGCTGCGTCTGGAACGGTGTCCTCGCCCTCGCCGCGGGTGATGCTTGTGATCATCGTCTTTTCGACCACGTATTTGATCCATTTCGTGTTGCCCGGGATGCCCCAGACGTTGCGGTATACTTCGACGAGCTGGGTGTTCAGACTGCCGGGGACGGAAAAGACCTCGCCGATCTTTTTCACATGCATCTCATACCATTCGTCGTCCAAAAATTTCATCGCTTGGCTCTCCTTTTTGTGTGTTTGATCTGATTGATAGTATAGCATAGCGGAGGAGAGATGGAAAGATTATTTCAAATCGTGATGATGGGCATAAAAAAGTCGTCGCGAACGAACTGCAGTCCGCGACGACGTGGAAAGGGAGGCATATTTTGATAGAATTTCAGGGTGTGGACCAAGGTGGTGCTCATTATTAGCCTGGGGTCAAATTATGTAAACCTATACTTGACTTATGGGAGAGTGTAGTCGTTACTTGTCCAGATATAAGAGCCAAAATTTTCCATATAATAAGGGTCGCTTTTGTTGCTTGCTCCATATTGAATGAAGAATGCGAGCAATTCGATTTGCTGCTGTGATACCCCCCACGTAGAGCCATTGACGGAATACATCGAGTCGAGTGCGTCACTGATGCCGATCTTTACACGGAAGCTCTTATTAATGAGCTCCCAGTATTTCACCGGCGAAAGACCATAATCATTCCTTGGCATCTCGCTAGTATGGAAGAATGCTAAATGCATATCTCTTGATTCGGATTTTGCTGCATTGATTTTGCCGTTTGGCTGGATACTAATATCGTCAAAACCCCAATCCTCTAACAAAGACTTCAGGTCGAAGTCGTTATTCTCGTCGACGTAATCCCAAACATTAATATCGCTCTCGAAGTTTATAGTCGCAACGTTATACTCGTATCTTCCGTTCGCGTTCGGACTAAGGTTAGGGTGGCTGGCAGCGGCTGTATCGTTTGTATTGTTCATGTCGTTGTCGTTGCTGCTAGTATTGTTTTCGGTGCTAGTGCTAGATCCCTGTGGCGCTCCGCGCATCCCCTTGAATAACTCATCGTACTTTTTGAGATCCTTATCGATCGCAGATAAATGACTATCTGAGAGTATGAAGTTCCATGTTTCACCATCAGGCATTGTTATTGTCATCGAAGAATGATCGGTGGACAATTCTGAGATAAACTCGCCGTTGCCAATCGTGAACTGGTAAGAATCGTCGACGGTATAATTGCGCTTTGCGACGCCCACCCAGTTCTCGCCGTAAGTTTTGATGATATAACAGACGCCGTTTGGCCAGAACTCAATTCTGTACCCGTTATCTCCTTCAACTGCCCTCCATACCTCGTTGGTCAGTTTGTCATAACGCTCGCCCTCAGAGTCATTCTTCCCGCAACCGGTCAAAACCAGTGCAAGTCCAAGAATAACCACAAGTCCCATAATGATTATTTTCGCTTTCTTTCTCATTTTTACCCCTCCTTAATTGGTGAGAAGAACATCTCCGTGTCCGTACGTGAAAAAAGTCATCTACTCGATCATTATATTTTCCGTAAAAGCACAAACATAAGCATAAAACTAACGGGGGTAACCGTTGCTACTTGTTTTTTGATCAGCTTCAAAAAACAGCCATCATCGGCAAGTATGGCAAAAAAGAGCATGCAATTAGTTGTTTAGCGAAATAATTATACCAAAGTGTGGTAGAAAGTCAAGAAAACTCAAATTGAACGATTCTCCTCTGTGAGAACGATTCATTAGGGAGAGGGGCGACGGGAAAACCCTAAAAATGAGTGAGAGATGACTTTTGCTGCAAAGCATAAAAAAGTCGTCGCGAACGAACTGCAGTCCGCGACGACGTGGTGGAGATGGGGAGAATCGAACTCTCTTAAAAATTTGTAATTCGATTGCGGCGCAATCACTTGAAAAATCAGTTAGCGTTTTTGTTAGCATTTTCTATTGCGGAAAGCTGCTGTCTGAGTGGCTCAAGCGGCGAGAGATCAGCATATTCTTTCAGCAGATCAGAGAGCTTTGAGAGCGCATCGGCGAGCCGCGCGTCCGAACTCTTATCCCGATAGAAGTCTGTCATAGCGTTCTCAGCTCGCTTCTTGTCCCGGGCTGCGAGCTTAATGTAAATCTTATGCATCGTGCCGGGATCATCCCATCCGCCCATCTGCTGCATGGATAGCTCAGAGAGACCGAGACTATACCCGAGACTGGCGAAGGTCCGGCGCAGACCGTGGTTTGTCACATCGGTCACACCGGCACGGGCGCAGGTTTTGTGAACGTGAGACAGAATTGTATTCTCGGCGTGGATCGGGATAGGCTTGCCGCTGTTCTGATATTCTTTGAGTAGATCCGCAAGACGCGGGATCATGATCGGGATGGTACGCGCAGAAGCAGATGTCTTTGTGGTGCCCTTCTCGACAAACTTATTATCTTTGTCCTGGACGATAGCGCCGCGGACATTGATCACATTATGTTTCAGATCAATCATATCATGCCGCACGACGTACAGAGCTTCGGATATACGAAGGCTGTGCAGTTCAAGGAGCATCTCGATCTCGGCACTGTCACCCTCGGCGGCTTTCAGAAAGAGCGGGATCTCTTCCGGCTCCAAAAACGAAAGGTCGTTTTCTTTGAGCGGCTCAAACTTCACCTTCGGAATGCTATATCCGATATCCGACAGAGCTGTTGTCACAGCGCCCCAGTTCGTCCGGACAGTTTTATTGCTGACGATCTTAAGCTCGTCGTTGATCATCGCCTGCCAATCCTTGATATCCTTGTACGGCTTGTCCATATAATTCTTAAAGCGGAGGCGCCGCGCTTTGTCATAGGTGCGGATCGTGGCAGGGGAGAGGACGCGCTCATATTTCGCTATGAAGTTTTCGATCATCTGGCCGGGCGTCAAGTCTTCCTTGCTGACCTTGCGTTTGCCCGCCTGGTATTCGGCCTTGATCAGCGCGGCTTGCTGCTTGCACTCCTTCGCCGTCGAAGCTGTCACGGGCACGCTGACGCCATTCAGCCGGAGCTGAATGAAGTACGATCCGCTATTCAGTTTTCGAGGCTCGGGTATTTTCATATCAATGTTGGCGAACAAAATCTAACAGATAATCAGCTAGTTCGTCCTCTCCGACGTTTGCATATGCCTGCGCAAGCTCCGTCACGAACTCGCGGTACTCATCATAGTTGTATTTCAGATCATCGTAATTGAGGTACAGATCGTCATACTTCATCTCATACTCGTCGCGACCGTCATCATATCCTTGATCATAACCAGCGTTATAACCTTCCTCGTAGCCACGGTTATATTCAGACTTTCCATCGTCAAGGCATCCACAAAGTGAAAGGCAGCAAGCCACAATAAGTGTAAAACAAATTACTCTCTTGATTACTGTAACAAGTTTTCCTTTTGTCTGCATCTCTCTTTCTCCTTTCGCGTATTACCTAACGACGCTTATAAAGTGTGTCGCCTTGCCGATAATCCTCACGCGGTTCATATCCTCGTTCCAAAACACTTTGGGCTTATAAGTCGGGTTCTCAGGCTCCAAGATAATATGATCGTCGAAGAGGCGGACGCGCTTAAGCGTAGCAGTATCATCATCGACCAGGACGGCAGCGATATCTCCGCTGTTCACTTCGGCGTCGGCCTTGATGCAAACAATGTCGCCGTCAAAGATCCGGGCATTGATCATGCTGTCACCGCGACAGATCAGTGTAAAGTCACACTTGATATAGGAGGGGACATCATCATAGTCCTCGATATTCTCTTCCGCAAGGATCGGATCACCGCAAGCGATCCGGCCAAGGCGCGGAACTTTATAAGTCGATGGCATCGGCTGGACATTGGAAGCGAGGCCGTTGAAAAGAAGATCAGAGGCGGTTTCAAAATCAATTACTGAAAAAATATCAATATTTAAAATCTTTGATATTTCTTTCGCTTTTTCAAGCGGTATTTTCTGAATAGCACCATTTTCATAACGATAAATAGTTGCAGGCGAAACTTTTAATTTTTCAGCAATCATTTCAGCAGAAATGCCAAGATCTTTTCTCCGTTGTTTAATTAATTCACCGGTAGTCATTTTATCACCTCTTTGTTATATACAATAACACGGGAATTGCAAAAACGCAACCAGAAAAAGCAAATATCAAAAAAATAATCGCATAAATGCAAATTGTCTATTGACATTAATTTTTCACTGTGCTATTCTACAAGCGAACTTGCAATAATGCGAGAAGTGAGGTGAGAATAATGCAGGTTAATACAAATAAACTTAAAGGGTATATCGCAGCAAGTGGAATGACCCAAGAAGCAGTTGCAAAGGCAATTGGCGTTGATAGTAGTACATTTTCGAGAAAACTGAAATGTAATGGTCTGACCTTTTCGATCGGCCAGATGCATAAACTCGTTGATGTTCTTTCTATTCCGGCAAGTGATGCAACTGCTATTTTTTTATATCAAAACTCGCAGAAATGCGAGTAGAAAGGAGGAACACCATGTCAAGTGCAATTAACCACCGCAAGCGCAGCCACAGGAGCGAATTCCGCGCGAGACCGTACCGGGGCGGAACTCGGATGATGGTCGGAACACCGGCACTCCATAAGAACGGATTCCTGCAGTTCATCAGCCGGATCCGCCGCGCGCTGACAGGGAGGCGCAGTCATGCCTTACATAAAGCCGGCGAAGAAGCCGTTTGAGAAAATGCGGCGTCTGCTGCTTGGCTATGAGCTGACGGCATCTAAGTTGGCATCAATCCTGGGATGCTCCCTGCCCACGGCCCGGCAGCGACTAAACAATCCAGGACTTATCACAACGGAAGAGTGGAGCAAGATCAGCCGGATCGGTCATGTTCCGATCGAGGAGATCCGGGAGGTATTTCTCCAATAAAGGAAAGGAGGGAAGAAAGAAATGCCGTTTACTCCGGAAGAGCTTGACGAGCTCAGGCGATCAGATCGGAGGATTGATCGAGCTTTTCGCGGGGCATACGTGCCTGACGCATCTCAAAGAGAGCTTGATCAGGATACCGATGAGGCCGCTATTGTCCAGGATCTCGACCACCAACAACTCCAGACTCGACGGACCAAAGCCGCCTATCGTGAATTGGAGCGAAGGACAAAAGCCGATCAGCTCAAAGCGTATCGAAAGTCCTGGTATGAGAAAAACCGCGAGCAGGATCTTGCACGGCGCAAGGCTCACCATGAAGCACATCGTCAACAGGAGCGCGACACCGACCGCATCTATTATCAAGCCCACCGGGAAAAGATCCGTGCGAAAAACAAAGTCTACTACCAAGAACATCGCGAAGAGTTCCAGCGTAGGAATCAAGCCTACCGCGAAGTCCACGCCGATGAACTTAAAGCCAAGAAGGCTGAATACTACCGCAAGCATCGGAAGGAGATCCTGGCCAAGCAGAAAAAACGGGACAAGGCCAGAAGAGCAAAATAAAAGCCGCCTCCTCGCCATAAGGAGACGGCTAACCAGCAGATTTAATTGTACAACGCATGTAAAAGACAATGGCGGAACGGGACACACAAGCAAATGCCGTGCACGCAGTTCCGTGCTTCCACTTTTAAGGAGGTGTTTTTCACATCCTTTCGTAGTGAGATTTTTGTGCATGGCCATTACACAATATGAGGATAAATCATGAATACTCAAAAACCAACAACAATTCAGAAACAGAATGAATGGCATTTCGTTCTTCCCGACATCGGCATGATCCGGCGTGGGAGATCGTATTCGGTCGGCGTCTGCGTGCTGGAAACAGGCGGAGGCCTCACCGCAGTCGGCGAAGTTACGAGCAAAGATGCGGTTACCGGAATAAATCCAGACACGATGATCTTCTCGACTGTATCGGCTGCGGTTAAATACCTGAGTGAGTTGGGAGGTGTAAGCCATGGGGATTGATCTTCGGTACATCCCGGCCAAAATCAGGAGTGTCTTCGCCGCGAAAGCCGCCAAGATCCGCGCTGATAAGAAAACTATGTTCTGGATCCGCTATGCCTGTCGTTGGCTGATCGTGGGGCTGGCTATTGTGGCCTACACGATCGCTATCAGCAATGCGGCAACGCGCCGGGCGCTCACTACCTACGAGGGGTGGCTTGAGGAGTACAAGGCGGAACAGGCCGAGATTGCCGCGGCCGCGGTTGCTGCGGATCCCTATCAGCTGCAACTTGACGCCGAGGCCGAACAGGTCGCTCGCGTTCTTTACGGCGTGAAGGACAACAGCACGGATGATCTGAAGACATACTGCTGGTGCATATTCAACAGGGTCGAGAACAAGGCCTTCCCTGACACGCTGGAGGATGTGATCGCCCAGCCAAAGCAATGGATGCGCTACGATCCCACGAATCCCATTTTGGAACCGCTTTTCCAGCTCGCTCGTGAGCAATTGGACGATTGGCACAGCAACACACACCGCCCGGTCTCAGCAGATTATGTCTTTATGAGCTGGAGCAAATCAGATATCTGTCTGCGCGACGTGTTCGCAGAGGGCAGCGGAACACACTACTGGCGATGGGGCCAGTAAGAAAGGAAGAAACAATGTCAGTTAAGATTACAACTTTTGAAGCTGAGAATGTCAAGCGCATCAAGGCTGTGCAGATCGAGCCGGCCGAGAAGGGCTTGACCGTAATCGGCGGAGACAACGGGCAGGGGAAGACCTCTGTACTGGATTCCATCGCCTGGGCCCTCGGAGGGGATCGCTTCCGTCCCTCGCAACCCCAGCGCGCCGAGAGTGTGATCCCGCCGAGCATCAAGGTCACGCTCTCCAATGGGCTGATCGTGGAGCGCAACGGCAAGAACAGCTCGCTCAAGGTGATCGATCCCTCCGGCAACAGGGGAGGCCAGCAGCTTCTCAATTCCTTTGTGGAGCAGTTGGCACTGGATCTGCCGCGCTTCATGAGCGCGAGCGGCAAGGAAAAGGCGCAGGTCCTTTTGAAGATCATCGGCATCGGAGATCAGCTCTACGCCCTCGACCGGAAGGAGAGCGAGCTTTACAACGAACGGCTCGCTGTCGGACGGATCGCCGATCAGAAGAAAGCTACGGCCAAGGAACTGCCGTTTTATGAGAACTGTCCGGACGAGCCTGTGAGCGCGTCAGAGCTCATCCGGCAGCAGCAGGATATCCTCGCCCGGAATGGTGAGAACGCAAGGAAGCGCGCCCGTAAAGATCAGATCCGGCAGGATCTGCAGCGCGTTATGGTTCAGCTCGCTGATCTGAATGCAAAGCGCAAGCAGCTTGAAGCAGATTATGAGGTCGCTGTCAAAGACGCCGAAGATCTTCACGACGAGAGTACAGAAGCACTCGAATCCAACATCAAAGAGATCGACCAACTCAACGCAAAGATCCGCACCAACGCCGTGAGACTGGCCGCAGAGCGCGAGGCGAAGAACATGAGCGATCAGTATGACGGCCTGACTGCGCAGATCGAGGATGTTCGAAAGCAGCGCCTTGATCTTCTGGATGGCGCACAGATGCCCCTTCCCGGGTTAAGCGTGGAGAAGGGAGAACTGACCTATCGCGGACAGGCCTGGGACAACATGAGCAGCGCGGAGCAGCTGCAGGTTGCTACGGCCATTGTCCGCAAGCTCAACCCCGAGTGCGGCTTTGTCCTTTTGGACAAACTGGAGCAGATGGATCTGAACACGCTGCGCGAGTTCAGCGCATGGCTGGAAGGGGAGGGCCTGCAGGCCATCGCGACGCGCGTCAGTACCGGCGACGAGTGCAGCATTCTAATTGTCGACGGCATGTCCGTAGAACCTCAAAAGAAAGAGCCGACTTGGAACAGAGGCGCTTTCTGATGGGAGCCTTCATTGATCTTACAGGTCAGAGATTCGGAATGCTTACGGTGAAAGAACGCATTGGAACACGAAACAAGATGGCTCTTTGGAAATGCAGATGTGACTGCGGAAACTATACCGAAACGGTTTCTGGATCTTTACGCTCTGGTGCTGCTCAAAGCTGCGGATGCGTTAGAACAGTTCGATTAAAAGGAAAGCCTGGAATTCACAGATCCCACGGGCTATCGCATACCCGTCTTTATTATGTCTGGTGCGGAATGCGCCAAAGGTGCAGTGATCAAAACAATATTCACTACCAGCAATACGGCGGTCGAGGGATAAGGGTATGTGATGAGTGGCAACACGACTATTTATCCTTCCATAATTGGGCAATGTCTAACGGGTATAAGCCGGATGCGGGCAGGGGTGAATGCACAATAGATCGGATTGATAACGATGGACCTTATGCCCCGTGGAATTGTCGCTGGGTCAACAGCACAGAGCAAGCCCATAACAGAAGAAATAGTAGAAAGGATTGATTATATGTCGAAATACAGTACAAGCAGCAATTATTGCTACGCTCCGTACAAGATCATCATCTACGGTCCCGAGGGTATCGGTAAGACGCTTTTTGCCGCACGCTTTCCCGATCCGGTATTTCTCGATACAGAGGGCAGCACCCGGCATTATGACATTCGCCGTATCATCCAGCCGAACGGACAGAGTACACCGAGCAGCTGGGAGATGGTGAAGGAAATGGCCGCGGCAGTGCGCGACGGAGATATCCCGTGCAAGACACTCGTGATCGACAGCCTTGACTGGGCGGAAGCGCTGTGCGCCGCGGCGGTGTGCGCCAAGCAAGGTGTGAAGGGCATCGAGGACTTCGGCTATGGCAAGGGCTATGTCTATCTGGAGGAGGAGTTCGGGCGCTTCCTAAACTTGCTCAATGAGATCTATCACAAGGGGATCAACATCGTCTGCACGGCACACGCCACTATGCGCCGCATTGAACTGCCGGAAGAGACCGGCGCTTATGATCACTGGGAGATGAAGCTTGAGAAGAAGACGGCGGCACTCGTGAAAGAGTGGGCGCAGATCATTCTTTTCGCAAATTACAAGACGATCGTGATCAGCGGCAAGACGGCCATGGATAAGAACAAGGCGGCCGGCGGCAAGCGCGTGATGTACTCGACGCATACGCCATGGTGGGATGCAAAGAACCGTTTCAACCTGCCGGAAGAAATGCCACTGGACTTCAAGAGCATTGAACACCTGTTCCTTTATGAACAGCCGCAAACGGCGCCCCAGGCTACACAGATGGCCGATCCTGCGCCGAAGCCTGACACGGCAGGGGAACAGCTCTCCATGAACATCCTCGCCCGGGAAACGCCCGTACAGGCCTCTCCCGAGGAGTTCGAAAAAGAGAGCAAGGAGTTGCCCTTCACCATGGGAGAAGATCAGTATCCTGGCTTGCCGAAATCCTTCGCTGATCTGGCTCGCGGCGAACACATGACGATGGAAGACATCACCAAGACCGTCGGCGTCGGCGGCTGGTATCCAGCGGGAACACCCGTAGAAAAAATCGACCCCGCGTTCTTTGATTTTCTTGTCAGCAAATGGAGCGATTTTGTCGCCCTTTGGAAAAAGAATAAATAACAGAAAGGAAATAACATCATGGCTGAAAACATTGAAAGAGAACTTAGCTGGGACGAGAGCATTGAAAACGACGGCCCGGAATTCGTTCTTCTCCCCGACGGGGAGTATCCCTTCCGTGTGGAAGGTTTGGAGCGCAAGCGCTTCAACGGTTCGGACAAGCTGCCCGCTTGCCCCATGGCGGAGCTTAAGATCCGCGTATTTGGTGACAACAATCAGCAGGCGCTTCTGACGCACCGCCTCTATCTGCATACCCGTACCGAAGGCCTTCTCTGCGCCTTCTTCACGGCGATCGGTCAGCGCAAGCACGGTGAGAAGCTGACGCCCAAGTGGCAGAGTGTGGTCGGATCGGAAGGCCGCTGTAAGATCGGGCAGCGTACATACAATGGCAACCAGTACAACGACATCAAGGGTTTCGTTGAGCCCAGCGAGCAGAAAAACCAGAACGTGGGCGGCTGGGGTAGCGGTGCGTTCTGATGGAGATCAGGCCGTATCAGAAGGAAGCTGTCGCGGCGATTGAAGGAGAATGGGGCAAGGGCGTCGGCAAGACGCTCCTTGTCCTACCGACAGGAACCGGCAAGACTGTTGTGTTCTGCCGCGTAACGGAGGACCAGGTAAGAAACGGGGGGCGGGTGCTGATACTCGCACACCGTGGGGAACTGCTTGACCAGGCCGCTGACAAACTGTTCCGTTTCACTGGATTGCGCTGTGCAACCGAAAAGGCCGATGAGCACAGTCTCGGAAGCTGGTACCGCGTGACGGTGGGATCCGTGCAGAGCATGATGCGGGAAAATAGGCTGAAGATGTTCCCTGAGAATTATTTCAGCCACATCATCATTGACGAGGCTCACCACGTTCTTTCAGACAGCTATCAGCGAGTGCTGGAACATTTCCCGGGAGCAAATGTGCTTGGCGTCACGGCCACTCCTGACCGCGGGGATATGCGAAATCTTGGCAGCGTGTTCGAGAGCCTTGCCTATGAATATACGCTCCCGCGGGCGATCAAGGACGGATATCTTTGCCCGATCAAGGCACAGACGATCCCGCTGAAACTGGATCTATCCGGCGTAGGCGTGCAGTCCGGCGACTTCAAGGCCGGAGATCTAGGCACAGCATTGGATCCGTATCTCGTACAGATCGCTGGCGAGATGGCGAACATCTGCCGCGACAGGAAAACGGTTGTGTTTCTTCCGTTGGTCAAGACCTCGCAGAAGTTCCGGGATATTCTCAACAGCAAAGGTTTTCGGGCAGCGGAGGTCAACGGCAACAGCGCCGACCGGGCGCAGATCCTGGAGGACTTCGACGCCGGAAAGTATAACGTCCTTTGCAATTCGATGCTCCTCACTGAAGGCTGGGATTGCCCGAGTGTCGATTGCATCGTCGTACTGCGACCTACGAAGATCCGCAGTCTTTACGCACAGATGGTAGGCCGCGGTACCCGGTTGAGCCCTGGAAAGGATCATCTTCTGCTGTTGGACTTCCTGTGGCATACAGAGCGGCATGAGCTGTGCCATCCTGCGGCACTGATCTGCGAGAGCGACGAGGTCGCCCGTAAAATGACGGAGAACATCGAGGCGGCCGGATGCCCGGTCGATATCGAAGAAGCCGAGGAAAAGGCACAGAGCGACGTCGTAGCGGCCAGGGAAGAGGCTCTTGCCAAACAACTCGAAGAAATGCGCAAGAGGAAGCGCAAGCTTGTGGATCCTCTCCAATTTGAAATGAGTATCCAGGCTGAGGATCTCGCCGGATACGTTCCGAGTTTCGGCTGGGAACTGGCGCCGCCTTCGGAATCGCAGCGTGCTTCCCTTGAAAAGATGGGCATTTTCCCGGACGAGATCGACAACGCCGGCAAGGCAAATCTCCTGCTTGAGCGTCTGGCAAAGCGTAGGGAAGAGGGGCTCACCACACCGAAGCAGATCCGTTTTCTTGAGAGTAAAGGCTTCGAGCATGTCGGCACATGGGATTTCGACGCCGCCCGGAAACTGATCGACAGGATCGCAGCGAACAGCTGGCGCGTGCCGTATGATATCGAGCCGCGCAGTTATGTACCGGCTCCGGTATATCAGCAAACAGAACTTGGAGGCTTTGAACTTCAATGACATATCTGGATTTTCTCAAAACAAAGGTCGAGGTCGCGCCTGTCTCCGGCTTTGACGTTTCCCCGGAAGAGATCAGCCCGGCGCTTAAACCGCATCAGAAAGACGCGGTGCGTTGGGCGCTCCACGGGGGAAGAAGGGCGCTGTTTGAAAGCTTCGGTCTCGGCAAGACCGTGCAGGAGCTGGAATACTGCCGCCAGGTACTGCGACATGAGGGAGGCAAGGCGCTGATCGTGCTGCCGCTGGGTGTCCGGCAAGAGTTCAAGCGCGACGCCGTACAGCTGCTTGGCTTGGAAGAGCCGCGGTACATCACGAGCGCGGAGGAAGCGACAGAGGACGGCAAGATCTATCTGACAAACTATGAGCGCGTGCGGGACGGGGACATTGATCCCTCACTCTTCGCGGCCTGCGTCCTCGACGAGGCGGCGGTGCTGCGCTCCTTCGGCAGCAAGACCTATCAGACGTTCCTGCCGAAGTTCAAGGGCGTCAAGTATAAGCTCGTAGCCACGGCCACGCCCGCACCGAACAGGCTCAAGGAGCTGATCCACTATTCCGGCTTCGAAGAGGTCATGGACACGGGACAGGCCCTGACGCGCTTCTTCCAGCGAGACAGCACGAAGGCGAACAACCTGACCCTGTACCCGCATAAGGAAGAGGAGTTCTGGCTTTGGGTCTCGACCTGGGCGCTGCTGATTTCCAAGCCCTCCGACCTCGGATACGACGATGAGGGCTACGCACTGCCGCCGATGGAGATCCGGCCCCACATGATCAGTATGGGCTATGAGGGCGTCACGGACAAGGACGGCCAATATAAGTTCCTCAACGACGCTGCGCAGAGCCTGATGGAGGCAAGCCATGAAAAAAAGAACAGCATACAGGCCCGCTGTGCCCTGGCCAAAGAGATCGTCGACAGCGACCCGGAGGCGCACTTTGTCCTCTGGCACGACCTCGAAGCCGAGCGTCACGAGCTCAAACGCATCCTCCCGGAGGCCGTGGACATATACGGATCTATGGACTACGACGAGCGAGAGCGGCGCGTGATCGACTTCTCCGAGGGACGGACACGGCTGTTCGCCACGAAGAAGAGCCTTTCCGGCTGCGGCTGCAACTTTCAGCGGCATTGCCACCGGGCCATCTTCATCGGCATCGACTACGAATTTCACGATTTTATCCAGGCCGTTCACAGAATCTACCGTTTCCTGCAGACGGAGAAGGTGATCATCGACATCATCTACACCGAGGCAGAGGAGCCGATCTACCGGGCGCTGATGGAAAAGTGGAAGCTCCACAACGAGCAGCAGGAGCGGATGCGGGAGATCGTACACAAATACGGACTGACCGGCACGGATCAGATCAAGCGCATGGAGCGCAGCATAGGAGTGGAACACATGGAAGTGAAAGGCAAACGATATACGGCCATCCACGGCGACTGCGTCGAGGAGACGGGGAAGTTTGAGGACAACAGCGTCGACATGATACTCACCTCCATCCCGTTCAGCAATCACTACGAGTACACGCCAAGCTACAACGACTTCGGCCACAACGAGAACACGGAGCGCTTCTTTGAGCAGATGGACTTTCTCTCACCGGAGCTGCTTCGGATCCTACGCCCCGGCCGGGTGTTCGCTTGCCATGTCAAGGACCGCGTGCTCTTCGGGAACGCGACGGGGACGGGCATGCCGACGATGGAGCCCTTCCACGCGATGTGCATCGAGCACTATATGAAGCACGGCTTTCAGTATTTCGGCATGATCACGGTCGTCACCGACGTCGTGCGCGAGAACAATCAGACCTATCGGCTGGGATGGACGGAGCAGTGCAAGGACGGGACAAAGATGGGCGTGGGCTGCCCGGAGTACATCCTTCTTTTCCGCAAGCTTCCGACCGACACCTCGACGGCTTATGCCGACGTGCCGGTAAGCAAGAGCAAGGAGGATTACACCCGCGCACAGTGGCAGATCGACGCACACGGCTTTTGGAGATCCAGCGGTGACAGGCTTATCACCAAGAAGGAACTGATGAACGCTCCGGTCGACCGCTTGCAAGCCATGTACCGCAAGTACAGCAGGGATACGGTGTACAGCTATGAGGATCATGTGGAGCTGGCAAAGAAGCTCGATGCTGACGGCCATCTGCCGGCGACATTTATGGTCGTCGCGCCCGGATCCTGGAGCAGCGAGGTGTGGGACGACGTCAACCGTATGCTGACACTGAACACCTCGCAGTCCCAGCGCCGGCAACAGATGCACGTCTGCCCACTGCAATTCGATATCGTGGACAGGCTGATCAACCGCTACACCAACGAAGGCGACGAGATCTTTGATCCCTTCGGTGGGATCGGCACGGTGCCGCTGCGGGCCATGAAACTCGGCAGGCGGGGACGCATGACAGAGCTGAACGAGGATTACTTCCGGGACGCGATCGGGTACCTGCAGGCCGAAGAGGACAGGATCGAGACGCCGACGCTGTTCGATTTGCTGGAGGCGTGAGATGGGAGAGGTTCATTACAGCCGTGTTTACACAGACCGCCCTGACTATGCCGATTTCGATGCACCGGAAAAATTCAACGCCATTCAAAGCATAATTGGGAAGCGACTCAGAGAGCATCCGAAAGCGATCTGCTCTTATAGCGGAGGTTCCGACAGTGATATCATGATCGACCTAATCGAGCGGACACGGAAGACCTTCGACCTGCCTCCCGTGGTCTATGTGTTTTTTAACACTGGCCTTGAAATGCAGGCGACAAAGAATCACGTCAAGGCCACGACTAAAAAATACGGCGTTGAGATTATTGAAAAGCGTCCGAAAAAAAACATCGTGATGGCAGTGCGCGAGTATGGCGTTCCCTTTGTCTCAAAGATCATGAGCGGAGGCCTGGAAGAGTGGCAGAAGAAAAAAGTTCCGCTGAGCATTGCAGACGAATACGATCAGGCTGAGGACAAAACAGCAAAGCGCGCCGAACTGAAAGAAAGGTATCCGAACTGCGAGAGCCTGATCAATTTCCTCTGTTGCTGTAATAAGGACGGAGAACCGCGGCCTGACATCCAACTGGTTATCAACTCCTCAAAATACATGCGTGACTTCATCGACGCCAATCCGCCCGACTTCAAAATCAGCGCTCAATGCTGCGATTGGTGCAAGAAAAAGATCGCACACGAGGTGCAGAAAGATTTTGAAATGATCATCACCGGCGAACGCAGAGACGAGGGAGGTATGAGGTCTGTACCGCGCAAGGGCGAGGCAAATAAGCAGATGTGCTTTGGGGAATACGGCGATAATCAATTTCGACTCCGTCCCCTGTACTACGTCTCGGACAGCGATAAGGCATGGTACAAGAAGAAATACGGCATTCGATATTCGGATGCGTATGAGGTTTACGGTCTCACGCGGACAGGCTGCTGCGGCTGCCCGATTTCCTATAAGGCCGTCGCAGATCTAAAGAAGATAGAGCCTTATGAGCCGGTCGTCGTGCGTGCTGCCTGGAACATCTTCGGTGATAGCTACCGATATCGGGAGAAGTATATCGAATACAAGCGAAAAAGGTTTGCCGAAGAATACGAAAAAAAGAAGAACTGCGAAGGTCAGTTCATGATAGAGGGAATGTAACAATGAAAGCACAGATTAATTTTCTAGATGAGATCATCGTCGATAACTTCGCCGGGGGCGGCGGGGCGTCGACCGGGATTGAGCTGGCCACGGGCCGGCCTGTGACCATCGCCATCAATCACGATCCCGCGGCGATCCTCATGCACAAGACCAACCATCCCTATACTGAACACCTGCAGGCATCTGTGTGGGACATCGACCCGGTAAAGGTGTGCGCCGGCCGCCCGGTCGGGCTTGCTTGGTTCTCCCCGGACTGCAAGCACTTCTCGAAGGCGAAGGGATCCGCGCTTGTCGACCGCAACATCCGCGGGCTTGCGTGGATCGTTCTTCGCTGGGCCGGGACCGTGCGCCCGCGCGTGATCATCCTGGAGAACGTGGAGGAGTTTCAGACGTGGGGACCGGTGAGGAAAGGCAAGCCCGTGAAGAAAAAGGCCGGCCAGACGTTTTGCAAGTGGCTTTACCAGCTTCGCAAGCTCGGATATGACGTCGAGTACCGGGAACTCGTTGCCGCCGATTATGGCGCGCCTACGACGCGCAAACGCTTTGTCCTGGTCGCTCGCTGTGACGGCAGGCCCATTGTGTGGCCAGAGAGGACACACGCGCCGGCAGACAGCGAGCTTGTGAAATCCGGGAAGTGCAAACCGTGGCGCGCTGCCGCCGAGATCATCGACTTCTCGCTCCCAATGTATTCGATCTTCGCCACGAAAGAGGAGATTAAAGAAAAGTACGGTGTCAACGCTGTGCGACCGCTGGCAGAGAACACAATGAAACGGGCAATCCGCGGCGTGGACAAGCACACGATCAAAAGCGGAAATCCTTTTATCATTCCGACAGGCTACGGTGAGCGCACCGGACAGGCGCCGCGGGTACATGATATCAACGTCCCTCTGCCGACGGTCGTCTCGACAGGAAAGCAGAATCTTGTCGATCCTGTTTTGTCGCCATTCCTCGCAGAATGCAATCATTCCGGCGGCGGGCATATTGCGGACGTGGAAGATCCCCTTGGAACCATCACGCAGAAATGCACAAAGGGTCTTGCCGCCTCTGTCCTGTCCCCGTTCACGTTCCCGAACACAGCGAACAGCGTAGGATCCCCGGCAAATCAGCCGGTACACACTGTCACGACAGCAGGAAACCAGATCCTCGCGGCAGCACATCTTGTTTCAATAGGTCAGACGGGAGGCGGTGATCGTATTCGCAGCGTCGGAGACCCCGTGCCGACCATCGTTTCCAAACAAGAAGCTTGCCTTGCATCCGCCAACCTGATCCAATACCACACGGAGCAGACCGAGAACGTCAGATCGAGCGGCCTTGCAGATCCGCTTCAAACCGTGGACGGCAGCAACCGGCACGGGCTTGTTTCCGCGCATTTGGTTGAATACTACAGCACCGGGCGACCACTCAATATCAAGGAACCGCTGCATACGGTCACCGGGCATGATCGGGAAGCGATGGTATCTGCTGTTATTCATCCAATCCACGACGGCGGGTACAAAGGGAAGGGGAACAAGCCAGATATACCGCTGAATACTGTGACGTCGTCGGGCGGGATGATGCTGGCCGCTCATCATATAACAGAATTCAAGGGCCAGGACATTGGCCAGCGCATGGACAAACCGCTGCGGACAATCACAGCCGGGGGCGGGGAGTTCGCCGTCGTTGGCACGGAAATCCGAAACTATGAACCGGGATCAGATCTTGGATACTGGCCGGAGATCCGTGCACTGCTGAACAGGCATTGCGGTTATACGCTCGCTGATAACGAGGTATTGCTGCTGAAGATCAACGGCAGGCTTTGGTTTATCTCGGACATCACCATGCGGATGCTGACGCCGAAGGAACTGTACGCGGCGATGGGCTTCCCGCCGGATTACATCATCGACCGGGACTACACCGGCAGGCCTTATCCAAAGAACGCCCAGGTGGCGCGCTGCGGCAACGCGGTGTGTCCGCAGATGGCATCGGCAGTTGTCAGGGCGAATATGCCGGAGTGGTCCGTTACGATCACGACGATGGCCGCCCTGCACAAGATGGTGGCGGTATAGGAAGAGTGCCTTGTGAATGCAGATCAACTATACTTTAGGATGGTGAATTTGAAATGAGCAATATCAAAAGCGAAGATCTAATTGCGAGACTGCGCAACGGCACAAAGCTCCCGGCGCTGCAGGCCCTTCTGAATGAAGCGGCCGACAAGATCGCGGAACAGGACGAAAAGATCAGCGTTGCCTGTTTCTATATGAAAGAAAAAAACCGAGCTGAAGACGAAGGGCGGGTGGTTTTGCTTGATCGCGAAACTGCTCTGGCAATCGCAGCGGGGTGGAGAGCGATCAGAACGACAACGAGACTTCAAAGCGCCACCTATGTCTATGATCCGCTTGGCGAGGATGGCGGCCCATACGAAATCCCTTATGCAAGAGCCGGAGAGATTCTTCATCAGATTTGGGACAGGTACCCGCTCGAGAAGGAAGAAGCTGAAAAGGCTAAAGAAAACACCACTCCGCGATCTATTCCCGCAGAAGAAGATACCATTTACGACATGGTAAGAAATTTTAGCCTGGAGGACATGGCAAAGGCTATGAGTTTTGTTGCGGCAACAAAAGGATGCTGTTTCCCGCAAGACAAAAGATGCGATGGAAAAACATCGTGGTGTTGCGGTGATTGCTGGAAAGAGTATTTGAGCACGAAAAGGGGGATGGGCGATGGCAGAACTTAAACCTTGCCCGTTTTGCGGGGGAAGACCGTATCTTGAGAAAAGTTCAAGAGCGTTTCTCGGTGGAGAAAGCCAACGGGTTTCATATGTGCGCTGTACAAAATGCGAAGCGCGGTCACCCAAGATTCCCATTTCTCGTTATGGCCATTCGTGCTACAGCATTGATGCGCAGAATGCCGCTGCTAAAGCATGGAACAGGAGGACTGAATAATGGGAGTCTTGCAAAGCTGCCCAAATTGCGGAAGCGAGCTCGTGCATCTTAAACGTAATTTGAGAGGCAAGTTTAAGTATGAGTGCATGGGGGATTGCTGGACGCAAACGAAGTGGTTTTGGACAGAAAACGAAGCCGCTTATGCCTGGAATAAGTTGAAGAAAGAGCCAAAGGAGGAGACATGATAACACACGAAGAACTGGAAAACAGATTTACCTATCATGCGCCCAAAGAGGGGCAGCCGGAACGCTATGAGCGCATCCGATACAAGGCAAAAATGTTTGCCGCCTACATCAACGAACACTGCCCGGATAGCAGAGAGAAATCCGTAGCGCTCACGAAGATTGAAGAAGCTGCTATGTGGGCGAACGCCGCGATTGCGAGGAACGAGTAATGAGCATCTTAATCAAGGGCATGAAGATGCCGACAAACTGTGCGGCTTGCAGAATCGGCCATAGAGACACCGGATGGGACAACAAAGACAATGAATGCGAAATCGTGTTCTGCCCGCTTATAAACCAAGGAAGCCGCCTCGAAGATGCGGAGGCAAAAAAACATCGTCTCTGCCCTCTCGTCCCCATCCCGCCGCATGGGGATTTGATAAGCCGGGAAACCGCAAAGTTGTATCACAGCTATTTAGTGGACGAAAGAACAGACACAAGAGTACCTGCGATTCCGTTGAGCGTTCTTAACGTAATCCCCACCATCATCCCGGCAGAGGAGGTGACGAAATGAAGTACAGAAAAAAGCCTGTTGTTATAGAGGCTATCCAATGGACAGGAGATAATCTTTCGGAACTAAGGAAAATGGACGGGTTTGACAAAGTATATTCTTGCTTCATGGGAGAGCTGACGATTTCTACCCTCGAAGGTGCTCACCATGCGTCTGTGGGCGACTATATTATAAAGGGCGTTCATGGGGAGTTTTACCCGTGCAAGCCTGACATCTTCGCCAAAACCTATGAACCAGTAGAGGAGGGCTAAGAATGAAGTACATCTGCAAAGAAGGTTTTGCCGTTGAAGAATACGATGATGATGGTTGGCCTACGGACAAATACATGAACATTGAGGTAGGCGAAGTGTACGAAGTCAATGATGATTGGCACAGGGTGGCTGGTGGCTACGATTCAGTCCGTCTTGAAAACAACGAAAACGGCAACTGGCTTGAACTGCAACAGGAAACTATTGACCAATACTTCGAACCGGCAGAGGAGAAAGATCAGTGAAATATTGCAATATATGCTGCAGCGCAGATGTTGAACCTTCGCTATCTGCTGAGAACGATCTGAGTGATAGCCCAGTCGGTGTCTGCGAAGAAACCTACGGAATGATTTTCCGCGCGGGTAACAGACAACCGCCAGCGCTCATCGTACAAAAATGGGACGGAAAGCAAAAAAGGAATACGACTATTGGTGTTTATGAGCCGAAGTATTGCCCGGAGTGCGGCCGCCCATTAAAGAAAGCTGTCACGTACAGAGACGAAATCAATGCCATGTCGAACGAAGAATTGTCGGAACAGATCGTGGAATGGATACAAGGAATCGAGCCTGGATCCGGTATGCGTTATGACGATGATGTTGATCGTTGGTTTGACTGGCTTGAAATGGAGATTACCCCATGAAACACTGTATTGTTCAGTTTAACGGCGGGGAGTTCTGCAATATCGAGGCCGACCGCCTTATCGCGGCGCCGTCAGATGAACATATCATTATGGCCATGAAAGGCGAGGAGATCGTGGGCGTGTTCGACATGGGCTGTGTGCTCGCGATCTATCTCAGCGAGGTGAGGAAATGAAAACAGAAACCGATCTCAATTTACTAGAGCTGCTGGAATATATCCATCCGGCTGACTGCGATTATACAGAATGGCTCTCCATAGGGATGGCGCTCAAAGAGGCAGGCTATACCTGCGCAGACTGGGACGAATGGTCGAAGCGGGATCCGGAGCGTTATCACGCCGGGGAAGCCTGGCGAAAGTGGGACAGTTTCAAAGGAGCTGTCACTCCCATCACGGCCGGGACGCTCGTGCAGATGGCCAAGGATCACGGCTGGGAACCTTCTCGTTCCGGCCATGAGCTTGATTGGGGAGATGAGATCGGTGGAAAGGACAGTCAGGTCGTCGTGAAGAAGGGCTGGCTCGAGAGCATCGACATCAAAGAGCCGGAGACATGGAACCCTGTCGAGCAGCTGCTGACTTATCTCGATGTGCTTTTCACGGATGAGGAAAACGTCGGCTATGTGACGGAGGTCTGGGAGAAGGACGGGAAGATCCTGCCTACATCCGGCTCTTATGATCGCACCGCGGTACAACTGAAAGCTGCACTGAAACACTGCAAAGGCGACATCGGCGCCGTAATCGGGGATACCAATCCGGACGCAGGCGCATGGATCCGCTTCAATCCTCTGGACGGGAAAGGCGTACGCAATGAGAACGTGACAGATCTACGCTATGCCTTGGTCGAATCCGATGAGACTGACCTCGGCCAGCAGAATGCTATCCTGCGTGAGCTTGAGCTTCCGATCGCCGCCCTGGTTTACAGCGGCGGAAAGAGCCTGCATGCAATCGTACATATCGACGCGCCGAACTATGAGGAGTACCGCAAGCGCGTGGAATTCCTCTATGATATCTGCCGCAAGAACGGCCTGCAGCCGGACAAGCAGAACAAGAATCCTTCCCGCCTTTCTCGCATGCCCGGCGTGATGCGCAAGGGACATAAGCAGTTCCTTCTCGGTACCAACATCGGCAAGAAGAACTGGGAAGAGTGGCGGGAGTGGATCGAAAGCGTCAACGACGATCTGCCGGATCCGGAACCGCTCTCTGATGTGTGGGATCACCTGCCGCCGCTGTCTGATCCTTTGATTGACGGCGTCCTTCGCAAGGGTCATAAGATGCTGATCGCGGGGCCGAGTAAAGCGGGTAAGTCTTTTGCTCTGATCGAAATGGTTATTGCCATCGCCGAGGGCAGATCCTGGATGGGCTTCCCATGCGCGCAGGGACGTGTGCTTTATGTCAATCTTGAGCTTGACCGCGCGAGTTGTCTGCACCGTTTCCGTGACGTGTACAACGCGCTCGGCTGGCCGCCGAACAACATCGGAAGCATCGACATTTGGAACCTGCGCGGAAAGTCCGTCCCCATGGACAAACTCGCGCCGAAGCTGATCCGTCGGGCATCCAAGAAAGACTTTGCCGCAATCGTGATCGACCCAATTTATAAGGTGCTGACCGGGGATGAGAACAGTGCGGATCAGATGGCCGCCTTCTGCAACCAGTTCGACCGTGTATGCTCTGAGCTGGGCGCGGCGGTGATCTATTGTCACCACCATTCGAAAGGATACCAGGGGCAGAAGCGCAGCATGGACCGCGCATCTGGATCCGGAGTCTTTGCCCGTGATCCTGACGCTCTGCTGGATATGGTGGAGTTGGAGATGACCGACGCGCTGCGCAAGCAGGAAGAAAACAAGCGGGCATGCAAAGCACTCACCGCTTGGATGGATACGGTATCCGAATCCTGGCGGCACGATGTAGGCCTTGACGACCGTCTCAGCGAGGCCGCATTTCTGCTGGCACTGGAAGACATCCTCCCGCCGAAAAAGCTCGAGGAGGCGCGGCAGGTGGCCATGCGAGCGAAGGAAAGTGCGGAGACCCGGACGGCCTGGCGGATCGAGGGCACGCTCCGTGAATTCGCACGCTTCGCTCCTGTCAACGTGTGGTTTGATTATCCGATTCACGTCGCCGATGAGAGCGGATCGCTGAAGGATATCCGTCCTGAGTCTGACAAACTGCCCTATGAGAAGGGCAAAGAAGCATCCGTAAAGAAAGCAGAGCAAGAACGTATTCAGAAGAACAAGAAGGTCATGGCCGAATATACAAAGCTCAGCAAGAAAGGTCCCGTGAGAGTTGGAGATATGGCTGCTGCGCTTGGTATTGAAAAGCACACTGCACGGCGTTGGATTGATGCCTGCACGCTGCTTACGAGAGACAATAACGGATATGTTTTTGAAAATCTCGACGATGACGAAGAGATATAAGGGTATCAAACGCAAGTGTTTAATACGGTAACAGAGGCTTGCCTTTGTTACCTTGTCACCCGGTAACAATCCTGCCTTTGATACCGGGGGGTAACAAAGACTTATATGTGTTTGTTACCCGGGGGTTACAAACGCTCTTTATATATAAAAGGGGAAAGGGCTTACACCCTTGCCCTTTCCCCAATATATATATTCTCTGCTTTTGATCCCGCGGGGATCAGGAAGGATAGAATCATGACAATCAATTTCTTTATGCCAATGGAGCGGCTGCCTACCGCCACCGGGCAGGAAAAAGGATACAGCAGCAAGACCGGCACCTACTACGAGCCGGCATCTGTCAAACAGGCTCGGGCAAAGCTGAACGGACACCTCGCACCGAACAGGCCCGAGCGACAGCTGCAAGGTCCGCTGCGACTGCTGGTAAAGTGGTGCTTCCCAGAAACGAAAACGCATCCGGCTAGATCCTGGAAGACTACACGGCCAGACACCGACAACCTGGAAAAGATCCTCAAGGATGAGATGACCAGGCTCGGCTTCTGGAAAGACGACGCCCAGGTGTGCAGCGAAACCATTGAGAAATTTTATTGGAAGGTCCCCGGTATCTTTATTGAGATCACGGAGATGTAAAACATACGGAGGTGAAACAGTATGCAAAGACATGAGCTCAAGATCGCGCCGGAATACTTCCGGGCAGTCTGGGAAGATCGGAAAAGGTCCGAGCTCCGGTATGACGATCGAGGATACCGTGTCGGTGACGTCCTGCTCCTGCGTGAATTCAAGGATGGAGAATATACAGGATCCCGTCTGGCAGTTAAAGTGACACATATCCTTCGAAGCGGACCGGGCCTCGGCTTGCAAGAAGGGTGGTGCGTTCTCTCCTTCATTCACGTAGGAAAAGAAAAGGAAGAAGGGGACATCGTCAAAGCACTGCGCACTTGCTCGGTCGGTGCTCCGTGCGCAGACTGCCCGCAGAAGCCGAAGAGATGGAACTGCGATTGGAAATTGATGGGTCAGGCTGCTGATCTGATCGAGCACATGGAGCTTGAAGTACATAACTACCGCAAGGCTCTTGAAGCAGTGGAGGCGCGACTGCAGAAAGGACGGGGAGGGAATCAGCATGGATGAGTATTTCTTTACCGACGCTCCGAAAGCGCCGGCGCCGTGCGTACGAAAAGACTGGCCGGCAAACAACGGGATAAGATGCCGGCCGGAAGATATGCACTGTGATGCTTGCGGCTTTAATCCGGCCGTTAAGAAAGCGCGTATTCAAAAGCTCATGGCGCAGAGAAAACAGCTCACAGTTCAGAAACCGGAATGGAGTTCATCCTATGAGGACGTTGATATCCGCTGTCCGTACTTCAAAGGCTTGGACGTAAAAAACAAATATGTGGTGTGCGACGGCGCACAGAAAAGGACAAGGCTCATGCTGCATATCTCTCGGAAAAGAGATTTTGAACAGTCGATCGAGAGACTATGCAAGAACCATTTCCGGGAATGCGTCATCTATCAGGCGATAGAAAAACACCAAGGTTAATTCACTCGGCCGGGGGCGTAAGCTTCCCGGCCGTTTCTTTTCTCTTTTTGTTAGAGAACAGGAGAGTCGGTCAGATAAAATAGATGCCAGATCAGATGAAGGAGGTGGGCATGTGGCCGCGAAGAAGAAGCCAAACTGGGAAAAGATTGCAACCGAATATATCACAGGCGACATTGCTATGTGCCCGCTTGCAGACAAATATCATGTGCCTGTCCGCACTCTTAAAGATCGCGCTCGAAAAGAATTCTGGACCCAGCAGAGGACGGATTACAGACTTCGAACCGGGAAAGCCGCTGCGGATAAAACTGCACCGTTGATTGCACCGGACGTCGAGCCGGAAGCGCAGGCTCAAACCGAGAAGGTCTTTATCGCAACGGACCTTGTCATGGATCGCGTCATTGAACTGCTCGAAAGGGACAGGCATCTCGACGGTCGTGAGCTTCAAGCTCTTATGACTACGATCAAGGGCGCCAAGGAAGTCAAGAATCTGCGTGATGCTCTCGATATCCAGGAGCAGAAGGCGCGGATCGCGGCGATGGAAAAGAACAATGCGCCGGCCACGAGCGAGGGCGTTGAGATCGAATTCATCGGGAAGGCCAAGGATGCTGCGGTATGAAACTGAGAATTCCAGAACCGTCTGAAAAGCAATGGTCTTTCCTGAAAGATCAGCATAAGTACGTCGCCTTCGGCGGGGCGCGCGGCGGCGGTAAGAGCTGGGCGGTACGCATTAAGGCCGTGCTGCTGTGCGAAACGTATCCCGGGATCAAGGTGATGATCGTCCGAAAGACTTATCCGGAACTGCGGGCAAACCATATTAGACCGCTGTGTGATCTGCTGCGGTGCAATGCTGATCGCTCTCTCCGATTCGCAGACTATAACGACAGCAAGAAAGAGATCCATTTTCCGAACGGCAGCATGATCCTGTTTCGATACTGCGACACGGACAAGGACGCTGACCGATTCCAGGGCACGGAGGTTGATGTGCTGTTTGTCGATGAGGCAACACAGCAGCCGGAAGAGCGCATGGATAAGCTGCGTGCCTGTGTCCGTGGCGTAAACGGATTCCCGAAACGGATCTATTACACCTGCAATCCCGGCGGCATCGGCCACGGATGGATGAAGCGCCTGTTCATAGACCGGAGCTATCATCCCGAAGAACGCCCCGAAGATTATGCGTTCATTCAGTCTCTTGTTACAGACAACGCGGCACTGATGGAAACGGATCCGGACTATATCAAGAAGCTGGAAGCACTCCCTCCAAAACTCCGCAAGGCCTGGCTTTATGGAGACTGGGACGTGCTTGAAGGGCAGTTCTTTGAAGACTTCCGTACTCGACCTGACATGACAGCCGCACGCAAAGCCGGTTACAAGCTGTCGGAAGAAGATCTCAAAGCACAGCACAGATGGACGCATGTGATAGAGCCGATCGACCTGTCACGTGGAACAGCTGCCGGATGGAAGATCTATCGGAGCTACGACTTCGGATATGGCAAGCCCTTCTCCTGTGCCTGGTGGGCCGTGGATTATGATGGGGTAGCCTACCGTGTACTTGAACTGTACGGCTGCACAGATACGCCGAACGAGGGTGTGAAGTGGACGCCGGAGCATCAGTTTAAGGAGATCGCCAAGATCGAGCGAGAACATCCCTGGTTTCGCGGGAAGACCATACAGGGCGTGGCGGACCCGGCAATCTGGGACGCGAGCCGCGGCGAGAGCATAGCAGAGACAGCTGTGCGATATGGCGTGTATTTCTCCCCGGGAGATAACAACCGCGTGGCCGGATGGATGCAGGTGCATTACCGCTTCCAGTTTGATGAGAACGGATACGCGCGCATGTATGTTTTCTCGAACTGCCGCGCCTTCATTCGCACGATCCCGCTGATGATGTACGACCAAACCCGTGCGGAAGATCTCGATACCAATCTCGAAGATCACGTCGCGGATGAAACAAGGTATTTCTGTATGAGTCGGCCAGTCAAGGCCATGCTCCCCGTAAGTGATGAGGTCGAAGTGATCGACCCGCTCAACCAATACAAGAATAGGAGGACGTAAATGGACGAGGTAAAGAAAGAGCATATTGAACCGCAGGAAACCCCGGAGAGTTCCCCTTACGGGACAGTTGACGGGAAGTATGTGCGGAAGCTTACCCGCAAACTGCAGCAGTACAAGGCAAGCAAGGTAAGGTTGGAACAGCGTGTTGTGGCAGCAGAGAACTGGTGGAAGCTGCGCAACGAGATGGAAGAAATGAAGGTCAGCTCTCTTGCCGATGGCGGGTTCCGTTCAAAGAGTGGCTGGCTCCATAATGTCATCGTGTCGAAGCACGCTGATGGAATGGAAGCATATCCCGAGCCGAACATTCTTCCGCGAGAGAGAGATGACGTTGAAGAGGCGCACCGCCTTGCGTCGATCATCCCGGTTGTCATCGAGCAGAATCACTTTGAGGATATCTATTCAGAAGCGCTGTGGGCCAAACTCAAATATGGCACCGGCGTCTATAAGGTGATCTGGGATCAGGATAAAATGAACGGCCTTGGTGATATCTCCATCGTGAAGGTCGATCTCCTTAATCTGTTCTGGGAACCTGGAATCGAGAATATCCAAGACAGCAAGTATTTCTTTCATACATCTTTGGAAGATAACGAGACCTTGGAAGGCCAGTATCCCGAACTCAAGGGGAAACTCAAAGGCAGCACTTTCACAGCCACGCGCTTTCTGTATGACGATACTGTATCCACCAGCGGCAAGAGCACGGTCATTGAGTGCTATTACAAGAAGTGGATCGCCGGCAAGCAGGAACTGCATTATGTCCGCTATGTCGGTGACATCGTACTTTACTCTTCCGAGAATAAAGGGAAGCCGCTGTACAATCACGGCCTTTATCCGTTCGTGTTTGATTCGCTCTTCCCGGTCGAAGGCGCCCCGTATGGTTACGGCTTTGTAGATCTGTGCAACAATCCGCAGACTGCAATTGACCTGATGGACAGTGCCTTCATCCGTAACACGATGGTCGGTGCCATGCCTCGATACTTCAAACGGCAGGATGCCGGGGTGAATGAGGAGGAGTTCCTCAATCTGTCGAAACCGCTTGTCGCCGTGGACGGTAACCTGGGAGACGATGCGCTGAAGATCATCGACTTCCGCCCGCTGTCCGGAAACTATATCGACTATCTGCGCAACCGTGTCAATGAGCTGCGCGAGACTTCCGGCAACACGGAGACAGCGACAGGCTCCACCTCGCAGGGCGTAACAGCCGCATCGGCTATCGCCGCACTGCAGGAAGCCAGCGGCAAGGGCAGCCGTGACAGCACCAAGACCTCCTACCGCGCCTACGGCGAGGTCATCAACCTCGTGATAGAGCTGATCCGTCAGTTCTATGTGCTGCCGAGACAGTTTCGCATCGTCGGGGCGAGCGGTGCTGAAGATTTTATTACATACTCAAATGAAAAGCTTCAGCCTCAACATCAGGGAGTGCTCGCAGGTGTTGAGCTTGGTATGCGTCTGCCGGTATTCGATATTAAGGTACGCCCCCAGAAGGCCAGCACCTACACCAAGATGAGCCAGAATGAATTGGCAATCCAGTTCTATAATCTCGGTTTCTTCAATCCCCAGCAGGCCGATCAGACATTGATGTGCCTGGACATGATGGATTTCGACGGCAAGGATAACATCCGTCAGAAGGTCAATGAAATGAGCACGATGTATCGGGAAAACATCCAGCTCAAACAGCTGATTCTTTCCCTTGCTATGAAGTATGATCCGGATATGGCGCAGGGCTTAGCCGCTCGCTTCACCGGACAGCAGATGTCGATGGCTCCACAGAAAATCAGCGCTAATGTTGATCTGGAAAAGGTCAACACCAATGAAGCGACACATGTCACGAACGCTCGCGCACAGGCACGCGAGGCTTCACAGCCGGGAGGTATGTAATGATTCGTGCGGAATACAACCGGGTTGACTTAAGCCTTCTTGTGCGTGGCCATGCACAGAGCGCACCGAAAGGAGAAGACCTGATCTGTGCGGCGGCGTCCATCCTCGCCTTCACGGCTGAGGGCGTGCTTCAAAATGAAGAAGCGCATTTCATGCCGAGAATTTCACGGCGCAATGGAGAGTTCAGAATTGTATGTCAGCCAAAGGAAGGGCAGGTAGCAAGATGCCGGCAGATCTTCGATACCATCTTCACAGGCTTCGAGATCCTCGCGAATGAATATCCGGATTATGTGAGAGTGACAAAGGAGGAATAAGATATGGCAATGATGGTCCAGATGGCAGATGGCGGAGGCAGTGGAAAAAAGAAAGAAGAAACTGCCGTTCGACCGGAAGGTAGAACAAGGAATATCCAGGGAACCGGAAGCGGTCTATACCGTCGCGGCGAGGGACTGAACACCGGCCCGGTCGGTACTGGAACAGCTGAAGGCGCGAAGGTCGTTGCACAGTACGCCGGGAAAAGCACAAGCAGTTCCGGCGGCGGTGGCAGTAGTGGCAGCAGTAGCAGTTCGTCAGCCCCTCAGAAAGCTGAAGTTTATGAGGCAGCGGACTATGTTTCTACTTTGCCCCAGTTCCAGAAGCCCGAGGCGAATCCGGAGCTGCGCAAGCTTTACGAAGATGCCATGACCACGCTGGAGCGGATGAAGGGGGAAACTCCAACATACGGCAGCCAGTACGACGAACAAATCAAGAGCCTGTATGATCAGATCGTCGGGCGGCAGCCGTTCAAGTATGACAGCGCAACCGATCCGCTATATCAGCAGTACGTTCGGGATTATACAGAGCGTGGGCAGGAAGCCATGAAAGATACGATGGGGAAGGCCGCGTCGCTGACTGGCGGTTATGGGTCCTCCTATGCGCAGGTGGTTGGCCAGCAGGCTTATGATTCTTATCTCCGGCGCCTTGGCGAAGTCCTCCCGGAAATGTACGGCATGGCGCTCGATACCTATAACGCCGAGGGCGATGCGCTTCAGAAGCAACTGCAAACGACCGCTGAGCTGGAGAGCAGCGATTATGCCCGCTATCTCGACAGGCTGAATCAGTATAACCGTGAGCTTGCGCTGGCGCAGGCCGATGCGGATACTGCCTATGCGAGAATGATCGACGATGATGAGCGCACCTATAGTCGCGCCGTCGATGATTACGAGAGACAGCTCACCGCGGACGATCTTGACTATGAGCGAAAGCAGGACTATTACAACCGCCTTGTCAGTTTGATCGGAATCGGTTATGCACCGACAGCTCAGGACTATGCCAATGCTGGTCTTTCCCCAACGCAGGGCGCAGCAATTCGACAGCAGTATCTCAATTCGATTGCGCCGTCATCCTCGGGTGGGGGAGGCGGTGGCGGCCGTACCGCAAAAACTACAAGCTCGCCGAGTAGTTCCCCCAACTCTTCACCGACAAGTTCGAAGTATTCTCTCTCTGATGTAGCTTCTGATCTTGCGAACGCGAAAACGAGCGGTCAGGTTCTTGATATCGGGCGCGCATACGATCAGGCAGTAAAAGCTGGACAAACAAGCTTCACTCAGGCTGAATGGAACAAGTTTAAAAACGAACATCGCATTTAACAGGAGGTAACGATGGCGAATAATACTTATGATCCCGTCGCAGAAATGCGGAAGAAAATGGGAATCAATACCGCCACGTCCGGAACGTCGCAGTCTTCAAGCAGGCAGAACACCGTTTCAACCAGAAACTCATTTGATCCTGTTGCAGACATGCGGAGAAAACTCGCCGCAGGATCCGATGGAAGTACTACACGTCGATTCAGAGAGCAGAGAGCATCGTCTGCCCCAAGAACAAGCCCCGCGGAACAGTTCAGACAGGACCGTCGAAGCGAAGCTGAAGGGAAAAGAACCGAAGCACGATCTGCTTATGCTGACCTCGTGAGTGTTCGGGACAGTGTCAAGTCACAGGCGGACGAGATGCTTGCCGCTTACAATCATCGAATTGAGGCCGGTGAAAGTCGGGAAGATCTTGCGGATTATTATCTCAAAATCCTTGATCGGCTCGACCGGGCGTCGGCCTACGATGAGCAGGTCAAGAGCGCTTACGACACTTTGAAAACCGCTGAGCAGGAATACAAGGATGTCTATGCTGATTATAATGCCGCAAGAGATGAGGTAAAGGCGTCACGGAGAAATCTCCGTGACGTCGAATCTCAGTATTCCGGATGGGCTACAGACGACCTTTCCGCGCAGAATGTAGAGGCGGCAATGAATGACGCCGAAGATGTAAAAGCCGCAAGAGAGCGGCTTGCAAGAGCTCGTGAAGAGTATATCAAGCAAGGCGGCAATCCGGATGCGAACATCTTCTCGGCCGGCCTGAAAGGAACCGCTGCAGAAGTGGTCGATACTTTCGGATATCTGCAGGAACTCGCCCAGCCGGAGAATGAAAAGCGCTGGGGTATCTTCACGACCGGCCACATGACCGATCAGCAGAGACACCACCAGGAAGTTTTGGAAGCCAGAGAGAAAGCGCGGTATGAAGCGGAGCATGGCGCGGGGACTTATGTTTCGACACCCGGCTACATCCGCACGCAGGATACAGCTGCGCGTCTTGCCCGTGAGAGTGCAGAAGAGACGGCAAGCATGAAAGCCGGACGCAGTCAGCTGGGGCAGTTCGGTATTGACATGGGCGTTCAGGGCGTTCAGATGGGCGCGGATGCTGTCGCCGGTAAAGTCTTGCCGGGAGGATCTCTCACGGCTATGGCGCTGCGTACTTTTGGCAGTGGCGTGCGAGAGGCAAGAGAGAACGGCGCAAACATTTATCAGCAGGGGCTGTATGGCGCCGGTACCGCAGCGGTCGAAGTTCTCACCGAAAAGATGTTTGACGGTGTTGCCGGCATCTACGGCGGAGGTGCTGCTGATGATCTTGTCTCAAACTGGATCGGCCATCTCTCGCAGAACAAGCTAGGACAAGCGGCTCTCGGCTGGGCATTCGACGCTGCGGGTGAGGGATTTGAGGAAGTCGTTTCCGATCTCGTAAGTCCGTTCCTGCAATCTATCTATACCGACACTTCCGGCTGGGAAAACTTCAAAGATATGGACTGGCGAGAGGTCGGTTATGATTTCCTTGTCGGGGCCGCGATGGGCTCTGTTGGTGGAAGTATCTCAATGGTGCAGGAAGCCACCGGCCTTTCAGCGGATCCTCGTTCGGAATTCTTCATGCAGGCCGGGCAGGAAGGGAAGAGTTTCAAGCAGGCCATGAACGAATGGAAGCAGCAAAAACTCTCCTCCGGATATGCTTCGCAGACCGAAGATGCTGCCATCGGGAATATGGCGACAGACTATCTCAACAGACTGCAGCAGGGCAAGCGGATTTCTGAAGCGAAGATTGACAAGCTCAATGAGCGCGCGGCCAATCAGATCTCGCTCGAAGATATGCGAAACACTGCCGGCGCCGTGCAAACTCGCCTGCAGCAATTCGGTATCGAAGACAATGTGCTTGCCCAGGCGATCACCGCTGTTGCTCTCGAAAGAGAAGCCGAACGGATCGGTGCCCGAGGTATGGGCGCGACGGAGAGTCAGCGCGAGATGGTGAAGGATAATTATATCGCGTCCAGGATCCTTTCTGAAATGGATGTGGAGAACCTTCGCAGAGAGCAGGCAGCAAATTACCTCAATAGAATTACCGGGCTCACAGGAGCGAACGCTGATGATGCGCAGCGCAATGTCAGCCCCTTTGAACGGTCAAACAGCTGGGTTAAAGAAATCACGGGCAACAAAGCTCTTGCCGCCGATGTGTATGGATCTCAGGTGAGTGCATCCGAGATGATCCCCGCAGTCGAGCCGATTTCTGAAAACAATACCGGCATCACTTACAACGGGCAGACTGCGAAGGTTGTCGGCATCCAGGATGGCAAGGTGCGAATCGAGCAGGCCGGAAGGATACAGACGGTGGAGGCCGATGCACTGGAAGGCATGAGCGAGGGCTATGGTCAGATGGTCCAGACTGCAACGCAACGAGCAGATGGAAACGAAATGCTGCGGGCCTATCATTCCGATCAAAGCCCGGAGGCGTACATGGCGGCATGGAATTATGCTGTAGATATTTACGGCGCTCAGACGAAGGCAACAATTGAGCAGGCCAGGAAAAGCCCGCTTCTTTCCACGCTGACCGACGCTCAGCTTGACCTTGCGCTCACGATTGGCCGACATCAGGCCGCACGAACCGCACAGGCCACGCAGGAGCGCTCGGACAACTATAAGGAGATCCGCAAGCAAGCCAAGAAGACCGAAGCGAAAAAAGGAGCTGTGACGCGTCAGAAGGGCACAGTCAGTTATAAGGGCGGAACCTTCAACGGAGAGACCTACAGGGGCGTCGATCGCTCGAAGCTGTCTCGCTCGCAGAAAAAGAACGTGGCCATGATCGAACGGCTGGCCGACGTGCTGCACTATGACTTTGTTGTCTATGAGGGCGAGCCGAATTCCGGCGGCGTGTATCTGTCGGGCGGCACGATTCTTGTCAACATCCACGCCGGTGAACTGTCCGGAAAGACGCTGACAGCCGCCTCGCTGTCTCATGAGCTTACGCACTCCTTCAAGGAGAGATCCACGGCCGAGTATGAGCAGCTGAAAGACTTCATCGTTTCGCACATTCTGGAGAAGAGCCCCGCACAGTTCGAGAAGCTTGTGCAGCAGCAGATGGATCTCAACGCGACGCTTGACCATGAGGGCGCCGTCGACGAGCTTGTCGCGAACGCCTGTCAGACTATGCTCCGCGACAGCAAGGCCATCACGCAGCTGGCCAGACAGAACATGACATTGTGTGAGAAGATCGTTGACGTGATCGAGGATCTCGCGACGAAGATCAAGGAAGCCTTTGAGGGTGTGGATCTGCGCGACGATATCGAGGTCTACGATGCCGTGCGCGCGATCGAGGATGCCTATGATGAGGTGCTTGAGCTTTGGGATAAGGCTCTCACCGAGGCTACGGAGAACGACCACGCCGAGAACGTAACGGGAATGAAAAACCCCGCTCCAAAGAGCGAGGTGAAATTCATGGCATATCCGAAAGATTCTGATGTGTCCAAACGTATAAAAGTGCAACTTCAAAATCACTCACATGAGCTTAATGCCATGTCACCGGTTTTTTCAAGAAGAGGGATTAAGCATAAGAATACTCACGATACATATCTTGAAGCGGTGCAAGAATTCAAGAAGATCGGTTATCATGTTGACCGGCAGGGCTTTGGGGTTATTCGATTTGACCCGAAACGTCTCAATACGGCTCTTGACTACGCCAACACAGCAGCAGAAAGAGCTGCTATCCTTGCAATGCCGAGAGTGCTAAAACGCGGAATAGAAATCAAAGAGGCCAGTGAACATAAGAGCAGGGGACATGATACTGTAACATTTGCAGCTCCTGTTGAGCTGAACGGTGTTCGTGGCAATATGGCTGTCGTTGTTAAACAGACTTCCGATAACTTCTACAAGACGCACAGGATCCTTATGCCGGATGGCAGTGCTTTTGAATTGGCGTCAGAAAGCGAAGATGCAGCGCCTACTCCGGCAAGGGGCGCAACTCAAAAGAGTCCGCTTTCCAAGCCCGTCAGCTCTGCATCTGAAATTATTGTAACAGACAAGTCGCAAAAAAGCAAGGAGCAAAACCAGAAGTTTGGTATTGGTGAGACGGCAGAGGAGAGAGAGGCGAGGCGTGAGAGCATTTCCAATCTCAAAGCCGAGAACAGGATCCTTCGGGCACGGGCGAAATACTGGCGCGACCAGACGCGGCAGACAAAGGAGCGCACCGTGCGGCAGCAGGACACCGACCGCATGGCCAACGATCTCCTCCGCGAGTATGAGAGCCGGACAGACAAGGCCGAGATCAAGAGCGATCTGAAATCGCTGGGTGATTACCTGGTGCAGGCGGAAGAGCTGGACTACGAAGAGCTGCACGACCGGGCGGAAGACATTGCAGATCGGATCATTGACGGCAACTATACGCTGATCGACGACAGCAACAAGGAAAATCTTGATCGGCTGAAAGGCTTCCTCAAGGGTACGGCGCTGAACCTGTCGGCGTCAGATTTCAGCGATACCGGGGATGAGGGATTCCGAAAACGCTACGGCCGGTACTTCACCGTCCGGGAGAACGGACGCAGCATCGACAGCGCATGGGGAGAACTGGCCGGCATGTTCGGCGAGGGCCTTTTCCCGGAAGATGCATATGCCCCCGGGGACATGCTGCGCATGATCGGAGACTATCTCGATCTGTGGCGTCCGCAGTACGGAAATATCTTCGAGAACGCCCGCGGTGAAGCTGTGGAGGCCGTGACGAATGAGATCATCGATCGTGTCCTCTCTGAGGACGTACGGCAGACGCAGGCAACCTATGCGGACAAGGCACAGCAGAAGCTCAATGCCCAGATCGCGAAGGACAAGGCCAAGCTCGACACTCTCCGTGAGCAGAAGAATACTCGTATCGAAGAGATCAAGCGCGAGGCCGCGGAGAAGAACCAGCAGATCCGTTTGGCTGAAAAGGCTGCCAAGTATGAGGCTGTCGACAAGGTCAAGCAGCACTACCGGGATATGATGCAGCGGCAGAGAGGGAAGCGGTCAGATACGGCACTGCGCGGCAAAATCAAGAAGCTACACAAGGAGCTTTCGGATATGCTTATCCGGCCGACGGAGAAACGCTATGTGCCCCGTGAGTTGGTCAAGGCCACGGCGGAGATCCTGGGCGCGGTTGACACCACGTCCGGCAGAGCGGTCAAGGCGAAGGCCGCGCTTGCACAGCTCAAGGTACAGTACGACGCGCTGGCGCAGGATCCGAAGTATTCGCTCACTTACGACGAGACTGTCAGCAGCCTTTTGCAGACACTTGTATCCAATATCGGAGACAGCAGCATTTACGATCTGACAGGCGGGCAACTGGAGAACGTCTACAACGTGATGTGCTCATTGAGAAAGACGATCCAGGACGCAAATAAACTTGTCGGATCAGAGATTGAGGCGACTGCATTTGAAGCCGGCAACCAGATGATGAACGAGGCTATCAATGCTAAAAGTGTGCCGACGGCGCTTCTCCGGAAATTCGTGCTCGCACAAGCAACACCCGAGACTGCGTTCAGCCTCTTCGGCGGGTATAAGAAAAACTCCATGTGGCACCAGATGTATGAGATGCTGAACCGCGGGCAGCTCACGCAGACGCAGATCATGATGGAGGGCGGCGCGATCTTCCGCGAGCTGATCGACGATAAGCAGATGAAGACGCTGCACGACCGCAAGAACCTTGTGGACATCGGCTTGAAGGACGCCGACGGCAACGCGATCCTCGTCACGCGCGGCATGATGCTGTCCGTGTACATGCACCTGCAGAACGAACAGAACACCCGGCATATCGCATACGGCGGTCTGACCGTGCCGCGGCTGCGGGAGTATTACAAAAGCAAGATGAAGGAGGCCTTCACCGGAAAGACCGGCCATGCCGTGGCCTTCTTCGAGGAGATCCAGGAGGTCAACCGTCAGCTCGCCGAGGCCGAGACCCAGGAGGAAAAGGACGCGCTCAGCGAAAGGCTGGCCGAGCTCCAGGATGAGACCGACGCTTATATCGACGGCATGCGCTCCAAGATCGAAGAGCAGCTGACAGAGTACGACCGCAAGTGGATTGCAGCGGCGCAGGAGTTCTTCGACGTGTATTCGAAGGGCAAGCTCAACGAGGTCACGGAGATGGTGTACGGCTTCCAGAAGGCACAGGTCGAGCGGTACTTCCCGATCCACACGGACCCGGATTACCGCACCGCGAGCTTCGATACCATCACGCGTGACATGAGCCTCGAGAACGCCGGCTTTATGAAAGAGCGTGTCACGGCGAGCAATCCGATCCTTCTGGAGGATATCACGGACGTGATCTCTTCCCAGCTCCGGAGGACGGCGCAGTATTGCGGCCTCATGCCGGTAATCCGAAACTTCAACAAGGCATACGGCAAATCTCGTATGGGCTACAGCATGACCGTTCAAAAGGCCATTTCTGAGACTTTTGAAACAGAGGGCAAGAAGTACATCGAAAACCTTATGGCTGATCTGAACGGCGCCAGACGCGGCGAGGCGAATATTTTTGACGCCCTGCGCGGCAACATGGCCGGCGCGGCACTGACTGTCAATCTCCGTGTAACGCTGGCGCAGACTGCTTCATGGCCGACAGCTGCGGCTGAGATTGGATATAAGCCGCTAACGAAAGCCTTGGTCGACATGAAAAATCCCATGTGGGACAAAGGATTGCGCGAAGAGATTGCCAAGTGGACCCCGCTGTATTGGTATCGCATGCAAGGTTTTTCCACGCAGGAACTCGGCGACATCAAGAGCAACGAGCAGCTGATGAACAGAGTCATGCAAAAAACCAAGTGGCTGACCGGATGGATTCAGTTCGCAGATGGTCTTACAACCGGTGGCTTATGGCAGGCATCGAAGTATTACGTCGATGAAAATTTCTCCGATCTAAAGCAGGGAAGCGACGAATACATGATGAAGGTCGCCGAGGTGTATAACCGTGTGATCGAGCGCACGCAGCCGGACTATACGACAATGCAGCGCCCGGATATCCTTCGCAATCCTCATGCCGTTGTAAAGCAGCTGACCATGTTCATGACACAGCGCTTGCAGAATACGAACCTTCTTTTCAGCTCGGCGGCGGAGTATATGAAATACTCCCGCGATTTCAAAGCCGGTCTTAACGGCGTGACAGCCGAAGATGTGAAAACGGCGCAGACGCGCTTCCTGTGGGCTGGGACTTCTCAGCTTATCGCATCCGGAATGATTGTGGGCTTTAAGCTCCTCGCCGATGCTATTATGCACAGCATGAACGCCTACCGTGACGACGACGATGAGCTGACGAAGGAGAGCATCGTACACACGCTCCTTGTCAACTTCTCCGAAACGCTGACTTCCAATTTCCTTGGCGGGGCAGAGCTCTTCACCTTCCTCAAATCTGCGGTGACAGGGGAACGCTACTACGGCATTTCTCTTAACGGTGTCGATACCATCAATACAGTCTTCACTGAGCTCCTGAACACCTACAAGAAGCTCCGAGATAAGAACGCTGAGCCGGAGGTCAAGCGGAAGCAGATCGCGAAACTGGCAAAAGCGGCTGGACAATTCCTCGGAGTGCCGGTCGGCAATCTGCTGAAGTGGAGCGAGATGGTGGTCAACCATGTGGAGGATATCAAGAACGGTGAGATCTGGTCCTTCGAGGCTGGCGTCGACCGGACAAAAGCGCAGAATACGAGGCTGCTCTTCGCTGCTTTGCAGTCCGGAGACACGGCAAAGGCCAACCGGCTGAAAGAAAACTTCAAGGATGAGAAAGACGTGAGGTCTTCTCTCAAAGGCTATATCAAAGAACTGTACACCGGCGAGGAACAGAAGATCATGAAGGCCGAGACCATCCATCTCTTGCAGCAGTATTGCGGCATGACCAGAAAGACAGCTGAGAATACTACAACACAGTGGACGATGGAAGTTGTCACCGGCACAAGCTACTCTAAGCTCGGGGATGAATATATCGCCGGAAATATTCCGAAGAATACGGCCATCCGCTATCTGCAGACCTATGGAGGGAAGACCCAGGCCGAGGCCGAGCAGAAGATCAGTGAGTGGCAATGCGAGAAGGATACAGGTATCGCATATTCGGATATCTCCAACGAGGTCAAGATCGGAAACATCTCGCGCGACCGTGCGATCGACATGCTTGTCAGATACGGCAGCAAGGATCCGGACGCAGCTGAAAAAATGGTTACGGGGTACCTGATCGAGCATGAATACGGCTTTGCACCGGTCGACCTTCAGGAAATACCTTGCCGGCAAAGTATCCGACGCAGAAGCCTTTGAGATTCTCGCCGAGTACAAATACTTCGGTAAGGAGGATGCGGAGGACAAAGCCGCCGACGAATTAGAGCGGCTGCAGTTCGTGAGAGCCAATCCGGGTACCGAGGATATCTCGGTAACTCAGGTGAGAAATTACAGAGCGAGCGGTCTGGAAGGCTTCGTCAGCCCAGAGAATTTCTTTGAAGCGGCAAAGGCGACGGCAGCCATGCAAGGAGTGGACGCGGACGGCGACGGCAGAATCGACAGCTATTCTAAGGTAATGCAGAAGCTGGAGTATATTGACGCTATGGATCTTACAGCGCAGCAGAAAACAGCGTTGGCACGTTCGCTCGGTATCAACGAGAAAACGATCAAGCGCAAAGCCCCCTGGTATTAAACGGGGAGAGCGGGCAAGGGGATAATCTTTGCCCGCTTTTTTTCATGTCAAAAAAACTTTTCTGTTTTTGTTAGAGAAAGAGAAAAGTTGCATTTTATACTGTTACTATAGAGTCGCGGGCTGAACCCGCAGAACAACGGGAGGTATTACCCAAATGAAAGTAAAATGGTTTGATCTTCAGCTCTTTGCCGACGGTGCCGGAGATGGTGCGGCGGGCGGCGATGGAGGTCAGGCCGCGGGCGGCAATGCTGCCGACGCCGGGCAGGACAACAGTATCGAAGCAAGACTCTCGCAGCTTGGTATTCCCAAGGATAAGATCGATAAAGTCAAAAATAAAAAGGGCGCTTTCAAGAGTATTCCCACTCCGCCGCCTGTTGAGCAGGAAGCCGCTCAGTCGGCAAATGAAACGGCAGAAGTTTCGGAAGGGGAGACGTCCGGTGCCGCCGACCGGAAAACCTGGGAGGAAATCAAAGCTGAATATAAGGAAGAGTATGACGCCGAGATGCAGAACATGGTCAAGAAGCGGATCAAAAATCTGCAAGACAAGATCCAGCAACTTGAAGATCGGGACAGCAAAGCGGCTGTGGCCATCGATTTTCTCGCCAACAAATACGGTATGGATCCTGCAAACCTTGATATGGACAAGTTCCTTGAAGCGTTCCGAAATGACGCGAGCCTTTCGGAAGCAAAGGCAAATAAGCTTGGCACGACCGAGGAGATCGCGCATAAGCTTGAGCTTGCCGAACAGGACGAAGCTCGCAGGGAAAGAGAAAAAGAGAGACAGCAGCAGCTGAAAGAAACCTTCGACCGCAGGGCGCTCGCAAATCAGCATTTCGATGATCTGCAGAATCAGGCGGCAGCACTCCAGAAGAAAATCCCCGGATTTGATCTGATGCATGAGCTTGATGATGACGCTTTCGCTGAAATGACACGCCCTGGATCCAAAATCTCTGTGGAGGCAGCATACTATGCACTCCATCCGGAATTTCGCCAGCAGGAGATCGAGGCCGTTGCGCAGAGAGCACGCGAAGCTGTGAGCGCATCCGTCCGCTCCGGATCCGAAAGGCCAAGAGAGACCGGGACGCAGGCCGCGTCTCTTGGCTCTATGTCCCCCAAGAGCATGAGCAAGGAAGAAAGAGAAGCCTTGAAGAAGCGCATCTATGATGCCGGCTACCGTGGCCAGCATGTGCAGATTGGAGGCTAAACAAAAATGATGAAAGGATATGACACAACATGAAGAAATTTTTTGACATTCAGTTCTTCACCAACGCTGGTGACGTTGTCAACGCCACAGGCAACTATGTCAACGCCAACACCGGCGCGACGACCGCCTTTTCCGGCAACAATACGCTTGCCCCTGAACTGAAGGACTTCTATGATACCGAGCTGCTTGAGAACGCTCGTGTCGAGCAGTTCTATGCCCAGTTCGCCAAGCGTCAGCCCCTGCCCGCCAACCACAAGGGTACTGTTGAGTGGCGCAAGTGGAACTCCTTCGCGCCGGCCGCGCAGCTGACCGAAGGCGTGATCCCCACCGGGCAGAAGTTTGGCGTCACCTCGATCACCGGTTCCATTGCCCAGTACGGCACCTACACAGCCATCACCGACCGTCTGGAGCTGCGGGCCTATGACGACGTGATTCTGGGCGCAACCGAGGAGATGGGCGCCTCCGCCGCAGAGACCCAGGAGAAGCTGATCCGCGACGCGCTGCTGACCGGTACCAACGTGCTGTACTGCGACAACATCCTGAACGGCGCGTTCGTCTCCACTCCCACCACCTGCGCGACGATGCTGGACGATGCAACCGGCCGTAGCGTCCTCACTCCTGCGATGGTCAATAAGGCCGTCACGATCATGAAGAAGAACCGCGTGCCGCGCATCAACGGTCGCTACTACGCCGTTATCCACCCCAGCGTGGCGCACGATCTGCGCGAGTGCGAAGGCTGGATCGAGGCGCACAAGTACGCCTCTCCCGATGAGCTGTTCAACGGCGAAATCGGCGAGCTGCACGGCGTGCGCTTTATTGAGGACGTCTTCGCCCCGGTGCTCAAGAGCGGTACCAACAAGAACAAGTCCAATGGTGCTGTGTATGCTACCTACTTCTTCGGTAAGGACAGCTATGGTATCATTGATCCCGAAGGCGGGGCGCTGGAAATGATCATCCACGACAAGGCCGAGATCGGCGGTCCGCTGAACCAGTACTCGACAATCGGCTACAAGTTCGAGACCAACGGCGCGACGATCCTGTACCCGGAGCGCGTGCTTCGCGTCATGAGCTGCAGCACCTTCAGCTCCACCGACACCGAGAACTAATCTCACAAAACCCATTTTAACAAAGGGGCAAGGTGCCTGTTAATATCAACACACCTTGCCCCGATTTAAGAAAGGAATAAAGATCATGGCTGAAAAAAAGAATGAACTCGTTGAAGTTTTCATCCCTCGCAACAGCGCAAACAAGGATCCCAACTACTTTGTTGCCGTCAACGGGAAGAGCTATCTTCTGCCTCGCGGCAAGAAGAGTATGGTCCCGCCTGAGATCGCGGCAGAAATCAACCGCGCAATGGCCGCAGAAGATGCTATGTATGCTGCCCAGGAAAAACTCCAGCAGGCGGCGACTGATCAGAACAACGCTGTCAATCAGCAGATTGCCAGCGCCAGCAACTGAGAATCAGGGCAGTCTCGCAATCCCTCAGGAGAATAACCATGACAGTAAATGAAATTATTGCCATCGTAGATTTGCAGGAACCGAACAGCTATAAAGCCGAGGAAAAGATCGGATGGCTCTCTTCTCTTGACGGAAAAATCCGTCATGAAGTTCTCGAGACGCATGAAGGCTTTGAGGCGGAAGACCCGTTCGAGCCGTACACCGACGGCAGCGAAGATCTCCTTGTTCCTTTTCCGTACTGCGAAGACATTTATGTTCATTACCTGATTGCGATGATCGCCGCGGGGAATGCCGAGACTGCTCGGTACAATCAGCAGATCGCGCTTTATAATGCAGCGTATGGGGAATGGTGGAACTGGTATAACGCCAATCACATGCCGCTGCATAACAAAACTCGATTCGAATTTTAGAAGGAGAAGAGAATGAACGCACCTGATAAAGCTACTGAAATCAAGACGGCGATCACGTTGATCATTACCTTCCTTACAGCTCTTTGGGGCTGGGTAGGCTGGGCGATTGCCATCTTCATCGTGGCCATGTTCACGGACTACATCACCGGCACGCTCGCGGCCAGGGCAAACAACAAGTGGTCAAGCGCGATCGCCAGGCAGGGACTATGGCATAAACTCGGCGAGATCACTGCGCTACTCGTCGCGGCGCTCTGCGATATCGCTGTACAAGTCCTCATGCACAGTGCCGCCGCGCCTCTGATCGGCGACTTCAAATATGGGAACTACATTACGCTCATCGTCGCCGTATGGTACATCTTTACAGAGCTGGGCTCGATCATTGAAAACGCTGGAAAGCTCGGCGCCACTATTCCGGAATGGCTGAAAAAAGGTATTGCAATGTTACAGGCAAAAGTCAATGAGCCGCCGGACAATTTCAAAGAATAATAGGTAAAGCCCCGGGAAAAACCGGGGCTTTTTCATGCCTGCTTCGTTAGCATTTTCATTAGCATTTTCTCTAAAAAAATTGCTAACAAGGCTGAAAAACAGCTTGCAAGCGTGAAAAAATACTTTCATATAAAAACGGCTGTAACCGTTGTAAATAAACGAAAAACCGCCGATCACAACGGATCGGCGGTTTCCTCGTTTTGGTGGAGATGGGGAGAATCGAACTCCCGTCCGAAAGCGCTTCCTCAGGAACTTCTCCGGGCGCAGACGGTTATTTACATTCCCTTATCCGCGCGCAAGCCGTCATGCTCGCGGACTTGGTAGCTTCATGATGCATGGCACGCTCAAAGCTTTGCGTACTCACGGTCCCCACTCATCGACGCCTCTGTCCGGGCC